AGCAGGAGTTCCGCGACGAGTGCGATATCAACAACATCCTCGCGCAATACCGCGCGACCGGCATCATCCGGCACATTAGCGCCCGTGCCGCACAGGGCGCGTATATGGACCTTCCCGAGCCCGTCGACTTCCAGACGGCGAGCAACATCATGATCCAAGCCGAAACGGCTTTCTCAACCCTACCCGCCAAGGTGCGCGAGCGTTTCAGCAACGATCCCGAGCGCTTCCTCCAGTTCATGGCGGACCCCAACAACCAGGACGAGGCCATCCGGCTCGGACTGGCATCCCGGGTCCCTGACCCGGAACTCCAGCCCGCCGGAGGCGGGGCAGGCGGCAACCAGCCGCCTGCGACTACCACGGCGTCAGCCGCACCATCGGAGCCTAATGGCTCCAAACCTCGGTCTAGCGGTCAAAATTGACCCCTTGCCGAGCATCTTAAAGGGGCCCTCTGGGCCCCTTCTTTTTTTCCCCTCAGCTCGTAAGAGCGCAAATCCTTATATATCAAGGACTTAGCAACCCTCGCGATCCAACGCGGAGGCTAACCCCTTGATTTCAAACAATAATAAGACCTGCCCATCAGGTCTAGTGCATTAGCCTCACTTGGTGTCTAATGCACAACTGACACCGACCCCGGTGTCAACAACTCCGAAGGAGTACCCTCATGAAGCGTCAGCGAATGAACCCTAAGCAGTCCCGCAAACTCTTCACCAGGACTGCCGGTGCCAATCACACCCATCCCAAGAACCTCATGGGCTTGCCCATGCGTGGTGGCATCCGAATGTAGATCGCAGATGTCCTGCGACTACCCTCTATCCGCCTACCGGACCCCTCATGGGTCCGGTGAGGCGCTTACCTTCAATCCGTTGAAGGCTTTAAACTCAACTCAACCTATCCTCTTACCCTGCCAACGCTGCGTTGGCTGCCGGATCGCTAAATCTCAGGAATGGGCGATCCGCGCTATCCATGAAGCAAAGATGCACAAGCTTAACTGCTTCATCACACTTACGTACGACAACGAACATCTGCCGGCCGACTACTCTGTGTCGAAGCGCGAATGGCAATTATTCATGAAGCGCGTTCGCAAATCTCACGGTGCCGGCATCCGTTTCTATGCATGCGGAGAATATGGTGACCAACATTATCGCCCGCACTATCACGCGCTCCTGTTCGGCTTGGACTTCGCTGACAAAGTTCTTTGGAAGCGAATTAACGATGAGCGTCTCTACGTTTCTAATGCTCTCTCTGTTCTCTGGCCTTTTGGGCAGGCTTCTCTGGGAGATGTTACTTTTAAGTCTGCGGGCTACTGCACCCGCTACATCATGAAGAAAATGACCGGCGACAAAGCCGATGAACACTATTGGCGAATTAATCCGCTGACCGGCGAGCTGGTCCGGCAAGCTACCGAGTTCGCCCTCCAGTCGCGTATGCCCGGCCTCGGCGATGCGTGGTTCCAGAAGTACAAAAACGACGTGTTCCCATCGGATCACGTCATCATCGACGGGCAGCCTAAGCCCGTCCCAACCTACTACCTGCGAAAGCTCGCAGAGGAGGAGCAAGAGCGAATTAAACGGTCTCGCAAACCACAGTCGGCATTCATCCGGAAGGGTGATGCCTACGACAATGAAAAGCGGCGGCTTGTGGCCCGCCGCGTCATCCGTGACCAGCGTATCCAACAACTCAAACGATCATTGAAGGAGCACTGAACATGCAAACGAATGCTTACTCGATCCGTGACGTGAAAGCTGATGTCTTTCACGCACCGTTTTTCTTGCCTACCGATGGCGCTGCTACGCGCGCCTTCTCGGATGTCGCAAACGACATCAATACCCAAATCGGGCGGCACCCCGCCGACTTCACGCTCTATCACATCGGATCGTTCGACGATGCGACCGGCCAGCTCACGAAGTGTGAGCGCCGGCACGTGGTGGACGCGTCCTCGCTCCTCCGTATCCAGCCGAAAGGCGACCTCTTTCAGAAGGCTGCTGACTAATGAACCTGCCATCCGTCATGGGACACAACTTCTCCCGTGTCCCCGAAGCGAACATCGCTCGTTCGAGCTTCGATCGATCCAACGGCTACAAGACCGCGTTCGACGCGGGCTATCTGATCCCCGTCTATACAGACGAGGTTCTACCAGGTGACACGGTCAACCTGAATATGACCGGCTTTGCCCGGCTCGCCACGCCACTGCATCCGTTCATGGATAATGTCTTCATGAACAGTTTCTTTTTCTTCGTCCCGCTTCGGCTGCTCTGGAGCAACTTCGAAAAATTTATGGGCGATCAGGAGAACCCCGGCGACAGCACGGACTACCTGACGCCTATTGTCACGACCCCCGGCGGCGGCTTCGCCGAGGACAGTCTCTTCGACTTTATGGAAATCCCAACCAAGGTGGCTAACCTCACCCCGGTCATCGCGTTCTATGCCAGGGCGTACAACCTTATTTGGAATGAGTGGTTCCGTGACCAGAACCTGCAAGATCGCGTTTCAGTCCCTAAGACCGACGGACCCGACGCCGCTTCCCTCTACACGTTACTCCGTCGTGGAAAGCGTCATGACTACTTCACCTCGGCCCTGCCTTGGCCGCAGAAAGGCCCGTCTGTCGACATACCTCTCGGCACTCAGGCACCCATCAAGGGCATTGGTGTTACCAATGCTGCATCTTCTTCTGCTTCTGGTGCTATCGGCTATGCTACTGCTGCTGCTAACGACATGCCTATTGGCACCAACGCCATCGCCTTCGGCGGCACCATGCTCATGGAGTTCCAGACTACCGGCGGCGTGGGAGGTACTAATCGACCGCGTGTCTATGCCGATCTTACGGAGGCTACCGCAGCGACCATTAATCAGCTAAGGCAGGCGTTCCAAATCCAGAAGCTGTACGAGCGGGACGCTCGTGGCGGCACTCGCTACACCGAGATTATTCGTGCGCACTTCAACGTCGTCTCTCCTGACGCCCGCCTGCAGCGCCCTGAATACCTCGGGGGCGGCCAGTCCATTGTTAATCTGCACACTGTGCCGCAGACCTCCGCATCCGACACTGAGCCCACGCCACAGGGAAACCTTGCGGCGTATGGCACGACGTCCCTCAACGGCCACGGGTTTACCAAGTCCTTTACGGAACATGGTGTCATCATCGGGCTGGTGTCGGTGCGCGCCGATCTGAACTACCAACAGGGGCTCAACCGGCGCTTCTCACGTCGAACGAAGTTCGACTACTTCTTCCCGGCCTTCTCGGGCCTCGGGGAGCAAGCGGTGCTCAACCGCGAAATCTACGCTCAGGGAACGTCCGCCGATGAGGACGTCTTCGGCTATCAGGAGTTCGCAGCGGATTACCGCTACAAACCGTCTGCGATTACTGGCGCCATGCGATCCAACCACGCGCAGTCTCTCGACACGTGGCACCTGGCACAGGACTTCTCAGCTCTCCCGCTCCTGAATGATGCTTTCATCCAGGACAACCCGCCGATCGAGCGTGTCATTGCGGTCCCTAGCGAACCGCAGTTCATCTTCGACGGCTACTTCAAGGCCCGGTGGGCCCGGCCGATGCCGCTCTATGGCGTCCCCGGTCTCATCGATCACTTCTAATGTGGGGCCCCATCATCGGCGCGGGGATCTCCGCTATAGGATCTCTCGCCGGCGGCATGCTCAGCTCGTCAGGATCTGCTGCCGCCAACTCCGCGAACGCCCAGCTCGCACGCGAACGTATGTCGTTCGAGCAGGCCGAAGCTCAGAAGCAAATGGACTTCCAAGAGCGGATGTCCAACACGGCCTACCAGCGTGCCATGTACGACATGAAGACCGCTGGCCTTAACCCGATCCTTGCCTACCAACAGGGCGGGGCATCCTCTCCAGGCGGCGCTATGGCGTCCGCCTCGGCTGCGACCATGGAAAATGCCCTGCAGGGCATCGGCGAGGGCGTTACGTCCGCAGCTCAAGGCGGCGCACGCTACCTCGAGCTCAAGAACCTCGCCGCACAGACTGATAACACCAAATCGCAGGAGGCTCTCAATAGCGCCAACTCCGATTTGTCGAAAGTAAATGCCGTCAAGGCTGTTCAGGACACCGCAACGTCTGCCGCTCAGCAACGGCGCGCAGACGCGGAAACTGCTCTCACCATCGAGCAGATGGACAACCCCAAGGCGGCAAGAGCGCTCATGGGCGCTCAGAGCCACTCCGCTTTTCAGGCCGGTGAAGTCTCCCGGCGTGAAGCGGAAGACCGAGCCAAATTTGGCTCTGGTCGTATCGCTACGGAAATCGGCTCCCCGGTGAGCCGCTTTCTCCAATGGTTCGGCGGCACCACTCAGCCGCGAACCTTCGCACCCAATGCGGATCGGTACACCGATCCGAAATCCAGTGGCTGGAACCGCCACTACAACCCAGACGGCTCTCTAAGGAGGTAACATGCACATCCAGAAAATCGGCTTCCGCCGCGAGCGTGATCGCTCGAAATTCCAGACCGGCCCCGGCGAGCTGGTCGACAAGAAGACCGGCGAGGTCCGGCCTATGCCTTCTCGCACCAAGCAGGAGTTCCGCGACGAGTGCGATATCAACAACATCCTCGCGCAATACCGCGCGACCGGCATCATCCGGCACATTAGCGCCCGTGCCGCACAGGGCGCGTATATGGACCTTCCCGAGCC